GTTTGTAGTTGTTTGATTTGCTCTAATGCCTCTTCATATAGAGCCTTGTAATTTGCGCATTCAATTGTTTTATTTGCCAATTGAATTGCTAAATCGTTGATAATTTTGTCCTGTGTGTTCATGTTTCGCCTCTCTTATTTCCATTTTGTATAATAGCCACGACTATAATTGCCAGCAACCGCTCCTAGATTTCGGAAATTATCGTAAATGTCATTTAAGATATACGATAATCGGACACCTTGGATAACAATTTCATCAACACCAGTAATACTGTGGTTGCCCGTATCAATAGCTATTTCTTTCAATCCAGCTTGCGCACTCTGGTTAAATGTTATTCTTTGGCCGTACATATTGATAGCACTTTGAATGTTGCTCCCAGTTCGTCCATTCCAGATTTGAAGGCCTGCTGATGTGTGGTCAAACTGTTGTAATCCGTTTCGGTTACTCAATAAAGCAGTGTAAGATGCGTCAACACCGTTGATGTTACCAGAACCGAATGCAAGATACTGTAATGGACGGCCTGGAAATTGGTTTCTTATCCCGACGCCTGGAGAATTCATATCAATTTGCCCTGTTTGCAAGTCAAATGTAGTATCCCCATTTAGAGAGGTAATGCGTCCGCCTTTAATATGGTCTCCAGTAAAATCAACGTTTTTGATTTTTGTAATCGTTGCTTGTTTAGCAAACAATTCATCGACAAAAGCCTGTTGAGATACTAACCTCTGAATAAAAGCAGTATCGAATTTAACTTTGTCAGCCGTAACCGAACCAGCGTCTAATGCGTTGGCTGTAATTGCCCCTGCTCCTATCTTGCTTGCGGTTATCGCACCGTCCACAATCATGTCAGACTTGACTTTAATTTTAGGTGCGATGATGTCTACTCCTCTAGGGCTTGTAGAAATGGTTGAGGCTAGCTGTTCACCAGTTAATGTAGTTGAGCCAATGGTTACACCTTCCGATGTAACTTGAACCCTAGCGCTGTTAGAAGCGTTGCGAACTTCCTGCCTAATCTCGTTGGCAGTTTGTGCAATAGCACTCTTAACATTCGTATCGAAGAACTGAGTCAATGCTCCTTGGTTGCTTTTCTGGATTTTGCTCCAAAGTGTGCTATTCTGGTCTCTCATTTCCAGTTCAATCGAACGTAAATCCTTAAAAAGCCCTGACAAAGTCCGTTGCGTAACAGTAGGCTCTACAAAGCTGGTAGGAAAATCCCCTTGTTCCAACTGAATATCAGTTATCACGGTATCCCCAGCACACCCCATGTGATGAAGTTTTAGCAGTTCATCTCGTGTCCGCGGTTGAAATACCTTGTAAAATCGTCCGTTATGCTCTAGAGCAGGCGCACGGACGTTTTGAATAGTGATGTCCATTTATTAACCTCCGTAAACTTTAATAGGGATTGAACCGTAAAAAGTTCGATATCGGTTAAATCCAGTTTTTCGTTCAAATTCTTCTATGGACTCAATGAAAGTTACATAAGTTTTCCCTTGTTTGTTTTCGATTTTAGAAGCCGAAATTTCTTTCCCGTTTATCTCAACAGTTCTTATCTTATTTTGTGAAAAATCCTTATTCAGTGTTATTTGTTTATTATGACTATCATAATTGATTGATACGTCACCACTAAATAACAGTCTTATTTTCATCCAAACAAGCCTTGACCCGATGTAACGATGAGTAACTTCCTTGTTACCAACATAAATTCCTTCTCTAGCCATACTACCTCCTACTCATAGACGTCGTAGATAGTAGTGCTATCTTTAGTAGAAAGTGCATCATACTGAGATTTAGAACCGAACCAATATTTTAGTGGTTGCCCGCCATTTTGATTAATAATATTTTGTCCAGGCGCACCGTCTGCCCCTCTAGGTCCTGTTGGTCCTGCTGGTCCTTGAGCACCTCTTGCACCGTCTGCCCCTTTAGGACCAGTTAAACCGATAGGTCCTTGTTCCCCACGAGGACCAGTGTCACCTTTTTGTCCTGGCGTTCCGTTTTCCCCTCTAGGTCCCTCTGGACCCATTGGACCTGGAGCGCCTTTTAACGATTCTCTTTGTTGGCTTGTAAGCTCCTCGAATCGCATGACACCGTCCGCACCTTTTGGTCCTTGTTCCCCGCGATCTCCACGGTCGCCTTTTGGTCCTGTTAAGTATTGAAGTGATGCAAATCTGTCACTACCGTTTCCGACCTTAACCTTTCCTGTGTCGCTCTCAACACCTAACTCGCCATCAAGTAAAACAAGAGGGCTATTTGCCCAATCGCTCGCTGACATACGTTTGTGTTGTACCCTAATTGGTATTGTCTCCGTCATGTTCTACCTCCATCAAATATTAATGTTGGAGCCTCGCTCCAACTTCCGTCATATATTGAATTTTGCCCGTCAGCAACCGTCTTATAGACTGGTTCAAACTCAATTCGATTGGTTCGATTATCAATTGTCGCAAACTGAACTGCGTTCTGATACCAGTCTCCAGAGAATGTCAGTTGATAAGTTCCGTTGTAAACCGATAAGACTTGTTCCTCTTTTTGAGTTAAGTCTTTGTCAACGTTTGGCAAGTATGGATTATCAGGAACAAAATGAACATGTCCACCATAGAACAGATTCTTCTTGATTATCACAGTCACGTCTGTTTTTCCGTAAACCGTACATGTTGCGGACCAGCTTATAACGTACTGCTTGCCTAGTTCAAAACCTTCTCCATTGTGTCCGACTTCGACATAATCAGTACCATAGGCGATTTTTTTAGCCGTGCTACCGTTGAGGCGGTTCTTGTTATACTTAGCGGTTCCATCACCACCAATTAGACCAGCATTGATTCTTGCGGTCTCGCTTACCTGCTCTAATTTCTTACTTAATTCAGCAATTGAGTCCGCGCCACTCATCAACTCTTCACGGATACGCTTCACGAATTCAGGGCGCTCTTTTTCCATTTCATCATGGATTTTAGCTCCAAACTCTTCGGCTTTGGCCTTGTATTCCTCTATGGCATCTATGATAGCTTTTTCACGTTTGGCGAACTCAGCGTCAAACGCACGGTCTGCATTTGCGATTTCTTTTTTCAAACGTTCATCAAAAATCTGATTCAAATTTCGAGTTTCATTCAAAACGGCATCGTTTACAATCCCACTGATTGCATTCGCCAGACTAGACTGAAATGTCCCAAAACCAATTGATTTCAGACGTTTAGCCATTGGAGAGTAAGTATATTTCGTAATTTTCTTACGAACATCAAAATCGTACTCTTCGTGATAGATACTGACCACATCGAACATCCGAACTGCAACATCGCTCTGACCGACAACCGATATTTCAAGGTTATCTTCTAGCATGTCACACATGCTTGCCCGAAAATACTGCTTACCGTATTCAATCAAGCTATCTCTGTCTTTGACGTTCTGATCATTGACTTCAACAACTGCTTCATAGATTTGGCTGTATTTTCCAAGTAATGGGCTATCAATCACTACCACATAATCAACGTCAGGCGCCTTTTCTCCCTCACCTTTAACAGTTGTTTTAAAGGTTATCCGAGTTTTTAAAGACTTGGTTGAGGTCTTATGTTGGTAGCTAGACAGGTTCTTTTTGTACATAAAAAGCGATTCGTTTTCCGAACCGCCATTTTTTAGTAATCGTACTTGATACCCATGTCTGACTAAATCACCACCCCACTGACCAAGAATAGAATGTTTATCCTTGGTCAATGCTTCCATAGCGTTCTTAGTATCAGTGTTGAAGGTGTGTCTATCTTCAATGTCAGAGAAAAATGAGAATGGATTGTCACGAGTAATGCTTCCAGCAAATTGACTTAAAGCAGTCGAACCAGTCACTCTATCCAAAGAAATAGAATTGACCAAATAGTTATTCAAGAGAGTGAATACTTGGTTAGCATAGACCTGAATATAGCCATGCTTCTTCTCAACCTCAAAAATATAAAAATCTTGCTCGCCATGTAGGTCGTCTGCAGTCAAAAAAGTTTCCTCTTTTAGAAATTCCCACTTGGGGTCTGATGTAGGAAATCGAAACGTTAATTGATAAGTATTGTTCCGTTCTTGGACGATTTCGTCATTGTAAGCCTCGTTTAAAGGCGTATTGCCGTCTGTAAGATAAATCATAAGATATACCTCCAATTCGGGCGAACTGTGACCTTACGAACTGCACCAGTAAAGACCAGACCGTTATTACCAACTGCCAATTCAAAAAAGCCTCCACGCTTACGTAGAGTGTTTTGAACCGCGCCTTCTGCATTGTAGATATTCTGCTTCTTATGCCTACAATCAATGGTCACTTTTTGTCTAATGGTCAAGTGCATGGTTGTCCGTCCGATAGTCAAAGAAATATCTCCATCTCCCTCAATTTCAATCACAGGCTCACTATAGACAGAGCCTGGATTGTTGATATTGCTACTTGCAGTGAAGACCAAAGGGACAACATCTTTCTGATAGCGGAAAGGTTGCATACTCAACTTAATTTCTAATTTCCATACATGCATACCTTGTGGCATGTATTTTGCACTGACAAAATCAGCATAAAACAAAGAGCCTAGTTGGTAGCTAAACTCTAGCGTATTATCATTTGGTTGAAATCTCTCAACGATTTTAGACGGATCTACCGTCCTTGGAAGGTAAAATACAAAAGTCCTCTCGTAACTTTCATAAGCACCGTCCAAGACGCGGTAATCCCCGTTGACCCCAAAAAGGGTAGCTGTTTCTGAAACTTTAGGTTTAGCAGCCTCCACCTCGCCAAAATCAGTCACCACACAGTTAGGAATGGTTGAAGTGTTGAAACCATTGATAATCATGTATTCCATTAAATTCCCTCCCTAGCATAAATTGCACCTTGGCGCTGGTAGACGCTCATTGAAATTTTATCAGCGTCCAGATAAGTATCTGACGGCTTTTCAAGGATAGCAGTAAGGATTCTCTCCATACTCGCTCTCAGATTCGCTATCTCAGACACGGTTTTACTCTCATGGGCCTCAAATTGGGTTGACGGCATAGCCAATTGTGCCTCAAAGGTTTTAGTAAGGGATACAGAGGAATTCAAATCAAGGTTACCTTCTGAAAATACATCTGAAATTTCATCACCCATTCCTCCGACCGTTTGTTTTACATCCTTAAATTGGTCTTGTAATCCTTGATTTAACCCTTCCATGATAGCATTACCAGCAGGAATCAAGAGTTTACGGTCATATTCGATTGGACCTTTATGGTCTCGAATCCAGTTAGCAACGCTACCAACGAAATTGGTAACTGCGCTCCATGCAGCTTTCAATCCACCAAGGAATCCGTTCATGATAGCTTGTCCAGCACCTGCTAAGTCAATTTTCCATAATCCGTCGAAGATTCCAGTAATTCCAGAAACTAAACTAGAAACAGCCTTAGACATTGCATCCCAAGCCGCTTGTGCTCCAGATACTAATCCGTCTATAATTCCTTGCACCCCTGAAACTAATCCGTTCCATCCTGCAATAGCAGCTCCAGAAATTGCATCCCATAGTCCACTTAAGAATGCTGCCATGCCTTCGAATGAGGCTTGGACACCTCCAACAATTGCGCTGACTGCTCCAGAGAATATCGATTTAATACCTTCCCATATCATTGACATTCCATTTGAAATTCCATCCCAAATAGCACCTAAATCCGTTCCTAATTGACCGAAATTAAGTGTCACTAAATCAATGATGATTAAGATTGCTCCAAGGAATACTGATTTGATAACTTCCCATACTCCAGTGAAGTATGTAACGTATCCATCAAATACTTGAGAGATTCCTGAACTCATTCCGTTCCATAGCCCCATGAATGCATCAATAAACGGTTGAACCACTGCCATAATTGCGCCAGTGATTGCACTCCAAATGGCTGTTGCCACACTTACAATACCTTCCCAAATAGCAGTTGCAGTTTGGGCAATGTTATTCCAAGTATCAATCAAGAAACTTGAAATAGAAGTCCATGCACTCGATAGGAATTCAGTAAAACCTTGCCAAATAGCCTTGCCTGTTTCTGTTTGAGTAAAGAACCAGGTTAAAGCAGCTACTACAGCAGTAACCCCTACAATTAAGGCTGTAAATGGATTAGCGGAAACAATCGCGTTAAATACAATCATTGCACCTTTAGCAGCAGTTAACCCTGCTTTGAAATTATCAATTGCGCTCTTAACAGTGTCTACAACTTTTAAAGCGACAAAGCCTGCTGTTAATCCTGCTAACACTGATGTTACAGCATCAACTGCTGCAGGGGTTTGGTTAATCCAATCTACAAACTGCTTAATCCAGTCAGTTACTGTGCTAATAGCCCCAGTAATGCCTTCAAATGCTGTTCCTAGTTCTCCTACATCACCACTAATTCCAAGAATTCCTTTTAATTGGTCCACAAAACCTCCAAACAAATCACCAATACCGCTGACTGCACTTTTAATGTTTTCGAATGCTGTAGATAGGTTATTGATAATCGTTTGTGTGGTAGATTCACCGAAGATAGCTGTTAATCCTTCTTTGATGGCGAATCCTAGCACTTCAGGAATGGCTTTAACCGCATTTTTAAGCATTGGTATGAAGTTGCCAAACACAAATGTTTTTACTGTTTCTTTTAGCGCTTCGAGCGATGGTGTTAAATCCTCTCCAAGGGCCATATTTCCAAGTACATTTTGTGCTGCAGCCTTCATGGATGCAAATGATCCGGAGAAAGTAGTTGAAGCTTCCTTAGCTGTCGTTCCTGTGATATCTAGCTTGCCCTGTATTGCGTGGATAGCTTGATATACATCAGATAAGTTGTTGATATCATATTTAACTCCAGTTAACTTCTGAGCATCGGTAAGAAGCCGTTGCATTTCTTCCTTAGTACCACCGTAACCGAGCTTTAGGTTATCTAACATCGTATAGTTTTGCTTAGCAAATCCTTGATATGCAAATTGGATACTTTCCATCGATGTTCCCATCTTGTTAGCGTTATCTGACATATCAACCATTGCCATATTTGCTATCTCTGCAGCTTTACCAGTATCTCCACCTAATGATTGAAGTAAACTGGCACTAAATCCTGTTACAGATTCCATGTAAGCATTAGCTGATAGTCCAGTTGTCTTATACGCTTCTTTAGCGTATCCTTTAACGATATCGGCACTGCCTTTGAATAGCGTTTCAATACCACCGAGCGATTGCTGGAGTGCTGCACCCTCGTTTAATGAAGAAGCTAAGCTGTCCTTAAGAACTTTACCAATACCAATTGCTGCAATCATCTTAGCGACTGTACCAGCAAAACTTTTCATAAAACCTTGTCCAGCTTTATCTCCGGCACCGACTACTTCGGTTCCCATAGCCTTCTCAATCATGCCTTTGATTCCGTCAGCCGATGGGATTATCTGAACATAAGCAGTACCTAATTCTGTTGCCATTAAGTTTCCTCCTTCCCTAATAATCTATTTCTTTCTTTTAAGAACTCCTCGCCCGAACTAAATGTCTGAGTATCTGACTCTGATTTGCGCTCATCTATACCTAGTAATTTTTCTAAAATCGATTGAGGCATATTAGTGCCTTTTGAACCATCTTTCGTCTTCTGCCATGCTAGTATGCTTAATCTATCCACGGCACAAGCTAGTAACGACTCTTCTAACGTGATTCTATTTCCAGACATGATCATCTTAATTCTTGAGTTTGGTCTTAAACCTAAAGAAAAAACGGCCACCGTTAAAACTGGTAGCCGTCGATAGTCATAGATATGATAAGTTTCTGCTAAATCGCAAATTAAAGCATCTTCATCAGTCACAATCATTCTTGCAAGGGCCATTATTTTTTTAAGGCTTTAGCCTGTGTGAAAATCTCAGTAATTTCATCATTCATTTTCTGAATAGATACACATCCATTTTCATCTCGTACATGATCTTTTAATGCAGCCGCTGCATCAGGGCCTAGAACTTTTCGAACGACCTTAGAAATTAGAAGAGGATTTTCTTCTAATTCTACAAGTAGTTCTAATAGCTCATAGTCATCGTTAATTGTGCTTTCATTGATTTGGAATTTAAATCCGGAAGATGTTTTCCCTTTAATCATAATTAACCTACTTTCTTAATATATTCGTAATGAGTGGCTCCGTCGCCATCTGGGAACGCTGATAAAGTAGTTTCATAACCGATGTTTTCTCCACTAGCATACTTAACGTCCCCTACTTCTGATACTTTAGCAAGTGGAAGTACCATGCGTTTAATAATTCCTGATTTTAGAACCATATCCACTACAAATGATTTTTCTTCGTAATCTTCAGCTTTAGCTTTAACAGTGATTCCTGTTTCTAAAGTTCCAGTTACGTTCTTTTCACCGTAAATTAATTTCAATACGTGTAAGTTTAATGCTTCAATCAAAGTGAATTTAAATTTGTCCTCTTTTTCTTTCAACGTTGTATTTACGATTGAACCGCCCCATTCCTTAGTGTTCTCAGACGATGCACTGTTAGCATTTTCTAAACCGTCTTCAGATACGAAACCTAAGTTTTGGAATGCAGCATCTAACGCTGTTTCTGCGTCAGTAGGTAAATCTGTACCTTTTGGTGCCATGTAAATAGCTCCACCAATCTTAGGCTTAGCTGCGGTTACGTTACTCGCGTTGTTTTTATCTGCCATATTTTTCCCTCATTTCTAATAATGTCTGATATCAAACACTGCTTGATATCTATATTTTTTTGATTCTGTATCTGTATAGTTGTAATCGCTATTTAAACTAACATCAGATACGTCGTTTAATTCGACTAACTGTTCAACTACTTCTTTTACATTTTCGTTCAACAAAGAAGCCTCGTACATCGACTTTCCATAAGATTGGAAAGCAAATGTAGAGGCTAATAATTTATTTCGCTTAGAGCTACCTGTTTTTTGAATTAATACAAATTTATCTGGCATCTTAGGTGCAACCTCGAATACAACTGGGCATTCCAACTTGCTCATCATGAATTTTCTAATTTCAATCTCTATCAACCTCTCACCGCCTTCAATAATGTATTGTGTTTCTTATTATCCTTTTTAGCTTTAGCTGTAGCAGCTTTAACTCGTCCTGTAGCACGTTTCTGACCGATTTGAGTATCTGCCTCATATCCAGTTCCTGCTCGACTAGCAATATCGTTAGCTCGTTCGCTAATCATTTTCTGAACAGGTTCAGATTTTAAAAATTCACCAACACCTTTTGTGTTTAATTTGAATTTAAATGAACTACTCATATCTTTCCACCGTCACTTTCTTGTGCCAGTCTGTTGGTACCATAGACTCAATTCCTTCTACAACTGGTCCGAATGTTCGAAATGTTTCCCCAAAGAATTTAACTTCCCTATCTTTCCAAATGTGAGTATCGCCTTTAGGAATACCGAGTGTGTACACTGCTTTTTTTCCATACAGTTGAACCTGGTTAATAACGTCAGTGGCTTCAGCAGGAGATACTAAAACATTCTCTACTTGAATTTCAACATCATCGTATGTTGCAGCACCCATTTCATCTTCACCAGTTTTAACACGATCTACTAATGTGACAGTAATTCCTTTAATCATAGAATTCTATCACTCCAATCCGTTGCTTAGTGAAGCCTAATCGCTTCAATTCTGCATTCTTGATGAAGATACCTCCACCAGGCACGAGATACGAGCCACTAACTGAGTATCCTAGAGCACTTTGGCTAAATTGAGTCATCGGCTCTTGTTCTGTAGAAGTCATTAATGTACGAGCTACAACATCAACTACAACAGATTTAACCACGTTCTCATAACTAGAACGCTCTACAACCATATTGTCTAAGTCTTTCCCATAGCGACGAGCCTCTTCCCTCAGCATGTCAGATACAGTAGCAAGAAGCGCCTTCGCTCTATCAAGTTCAGACGGTTGTAGTCGTTTCCAGAGTCGCTGTAAATCGTCTAAAGTCGCAAATGAGTCCATTATTCATCATCCTTTGCTTCTTTCTTCGGTTTAGCTTTAGTTTTCTTTTCTTCCACTGGTTCCCATGAGCCAGACAGTACGCTATCTGACTCAACAATTACACCAGTATCCACATTTATATACTTCATAAGCACGACCTACGCTTTAACACGAGCGAATGCTTTTTCGTCTAGGATTCCCCATCCGATATACGCTTCTGCGCGTAAGCAGATTTCGTTGTATGCTTTTAAGTCGCGACCTGTACCGTCTGGATCACCAAATTGGATAATTTCCATAGGAACGTTGTCAGCGTAGCCCCATTTGAAACGATTTTCGAAATCCCCTACAATTGCGTGGTCTGTTTCAGCAGTTCCGCCACTTCCATTAGTCACTGTTAAATTTTTGTTCATATCAGAAGCCATTCCGTAGAATGATTTAGGATTTTGTCCAAAACGGAATTCAGGGTATTGAGCAACACCGTTAACTTTGATTTTAGCTAATGCTTGTCCACCTGTTGGAGATAAAGCAATACCTGTAACGTCACTACCGTTTGCTACTACTGTTTGAACCGCTGCGTCGATGTTGTCATCGAAAGTTGCTTCAGCGTAAGTAACTACGTTGCTCTTAACTAATCCATCAAATGAGTTTGTATCGCGGAAAGTTGCGTCTGCCATTGTTTTTGGCTCTAATCCGTGAATTGCTGCAATATCGAATGCTTGAGCAATTTTCTTAGCAAATCCATCAGTGAACGCTTCTAAGTAATCAACTTGTTTTTCTTCAGAAGCACGTAAGAATTCGTCTGTAATACGAGCTTGGTAAACGAATTTTAAAGGTTTGATGATTACAGATTCATTTTTAGCTTCTCCTGCTTCTTTCTTTTTACCTTCCCCAACAATTTGAGCGTTGCCTTCTAAGTTGAATACCATTTGCTCAGTTCCGTTAAATGGAATTGGTTGTTGTTGTGATAAATTAGCTAATACTGATTTACCTTGTACTTTAGAAAATAATTCTTTTACTAATTCTGGTTTAAACAATGTTCCTGCTTGTAATGTTGTCATATATTTTCCTCTTTTCTTTTTGATTATTGATTTAATTCTTGTAACATTTGTCGCATTGCTGTCGTTCTGCCATCGCCTACGACTGGTTCAACATCTTTCAGTGGAGCGACTGTTTTTGGTTTGATAAATGCAGATAAACGTTCCGCATCGGCTTGCAAGCTCTCTTCGTTGCTACCTTGTAATCTGTCTACCAACTCGTACGGAAGACCGTTGCGCAATGCAATTTGTGTACGAAGCTGTGTTCCTTTGAACTTCTCAACAACTTGGTTAACTTCTGCTAATTCAGACTCTTTAGCGCTAATAAATTCGTCTTTCTCAGCTAGTAGTTTGCTGTTGCTATCGATTGTTGCTAATAACTCAGCGTTCGTTTTTTCCAATTCCTTCACACGAGATTCAAACTTTTCTAATCCGGCATACTTCTCTTTCTGACGAGCGAGTCGTTCACCAATGATTCGGTCTAGTTCTTCTTGTGTTTCAATCGTTTTAAATTCAGACATGTTACTGTCTCCTTTCTCCGCGTTAACCTGCGCGTACAGTAATTTTTTTATTAAAAAAAGCCACTACATAAGCAGTGACTTTTAGTTTAATAACTGATTTTTTGTTTTTTCTTTGGCTTAGCTGTTGCACAAAGCCAATGCGCTAACAAGGCGCTGTCCATAAGACTGATATCTACATCATCGAAGTGTGAACGATATCCAAATCCACCGTTTGAACCAATGTTACGTTTGTCGCAATTGGTTACTACCTTGGAAAGTGACGGTTGACCTGAGTGACAAATAGTTTTTTGATACACACCTTGCTCAAACATAGCGTTTGCTACGATGATTTCTTTAACAGTAGGCAGCACTACATTCCTTATTCGGAACTCTCTCAATTCATCATCAAGAACTTTCTGTCCACTAGCACCATCTATAGCGATTTGAGACGGTTTAGCTTTCCTTAAGAAGTCAACTATCCATCCATTACCATTTCGAACAGATTGACAATCGACAGTTTCAACGAAGATATCATCAAAATCTGTCCTAATAGCAATACTCAAGGCTACGTTAGTGCCATCTTGCCCATATTTGATTCCAACGAACATAGGGCCTTTAAACTTAGGTACTTCATCAAGCCTAAGAGCCTCCCACTCAGCTTCTGAGATTGCTGATTTTTGGTTATATGTAGGCCAAAAACCAAGACGTTGGATATTATGGTCCAACTTATCGTCACCGAGTTCGGCTTCAATCTTCCGTTCGTCTAAGTGATATCCCATTGAAGGATTGGAATTGTACCAAGCTTCAATGTCTGATATCTCTTTTTCAGTAGATACAGACCACTCTGCCCATCCGGAATACTTACCACGGCCAAATAGACATGTTTCACGGAATTTGCTGAATACCGTTCCGCTTGAAACTGGAGTTGGAGGAGTTCCGCACATAACAGTAATTGGATTATCACTGTCAGTAACCGTATATTTCAACGCTGACTCCTGCTCTGTCGTGTATTCTTGAGCTTCGTCTATGATCATGATGTCAAATCCTTCACCAAGTCCACCGTTCGATGTACGAGTCCTGAACTGCAGCACTCCTTCTGTATTAGTTAGAGCGATTCGTTCTTGTCCTTTAGCGCGGATTGATGTGAAATCTTCTCCGTCCACATATCCCATCTTCTCTAAATACCGCTTAACCTTCTCGAATGAAGAGTGTGAGGTACTAATTCGATGAGCTGTGTGTAATATATTCAAACCTTGGTGTAACCCCCAAAGTTCAAGCATATAAAGAAGTTCGGATTTTCCGTTCCGTCGTGGAATGGAATATCCGAACTTCTGATGGACCCATAGTCCTTTTTTATCAACAGCCATCATAGCCTCTAGCAATTTCTTTTGCCAGATATAGCTGCTTAATCCTGTTTTCTCATAAATTTCTATAGCTTCCTTACTGAGAGACCTTTTCTTAACGTAAGGTAGGATGACTGATTGTGTAGGAAGCTGATTACCATATTTCTTTCTAGCCATTCACTCATTCCTTTGTTTAAAATCTCTTCAACTCTTTCTAAAAACAAAGAGTTATCAGTTTTAATAAATAACATCCGGACTATAACGTTGGATATCATCTTCATTTAATGGAATTCCTGTTTTTAAAGAATTTTCTAGTCGTTCAATAGCTTCTTCTATTTCTTCTGGGTATTGGTCTATGTTAACAGGATTAAAAAAAATAGCATCTTCTAAAGAAACGTTGAATTGTTTTTCATAG